GAATGCTAGTGTAATAGGTAGTAACAAAGGCGGTGCAGGTAGTGTAACGGGGATATTAAAGGCGGACGGTAGTGGTAATGTTAGTGCGGCTACTAGCGGTGCGGCTAATGACTATTTAGTAGGTAGTTCATTGAGTGCCACCCGTAACGTTTCCACGGGCTCAATATTCACCTATAATAGCGCAACGGGGGCTTATAATTTGGATACGACTAAGTTGGGCGGTGGGGGAATTACAGGAAACGGGACACCATCGGGTCAATTAATGCCATTTGCAACATGGAGTACAGCCAATAGCAAACTAAGTAGTTCAACTGTTACTTATGGCAACTACGATAGTACAAACCACAACTTCAATTTTGGTACAACTACACCACAAAGTAATTATTTATTGAATGTAAATGGATTATCAAATTTTACAGGCCCAGACTATGGCTCACTACGCATAAATGCAGCGACAAGCCCTAATTTATTATTTTATTATGGTGGAACGAATTTAATAGGAAGGGTAGGTACGGGAATTATTACAGGAGCTAGTACTACTGATTTGTCAATATTAAGTCAAGGAGGATTTTATGTAGGCATTAATGGTAACTCGTATCCTATATTAAGTATCACATCATCTGGGTTAATAACATTTGCCGGGACACTGAACCTAGGCAATTATCCAATAGTGAGGCAAGGGTTACAGATAAATAATGGCGGGTCTACACAATCTGGACTTGTCGGAAATGAGGCGGCGGCATATATTAGTGGTGGTTCTTCAAGCAATGTTACAGTCCAATCTTATAATGACGTATCAATAGGCTCGGGTGGTGTAACATCTTACGCTAGTAACGTAAGATTTGCTGTCAAGTCATCTGGACGAATATTAATGGGTGTTTCCTTGCCTACAGATGATGGTGCTAATCAATTACAAGTAAATGGTTCAATAAAACTAGAAACAGCAGGTAATAAAATAAACATAGCCACAGGAACAAATGCCTCTATCGGTACGGCAACACTTTTATCAGGAACGGTAACGGTTTTGACTTCGGCAGTAACTGCATCTAGTAAAATATTCGTTACCCACGCAGGAAGTAGCGTAAGTAATGCAGGTACACTATATATAGGAACAATTTCAGCAAATACATCATTTATTATTAACTCCACTAATTCTAGCGATAACGATACCATTAATTGGTGGATTGTGAACTAAACTAAACAATATGAAATATTTATCAATCATTCTTGCAGCTTTATTAATTGGTGCGACTTCTTACGGGCAAACAGTAGACACTACTTTAAAAGACTGTACTTGTGCAGCGGTCAATAGTGTGACAATATCTCACGGTTTCCCAATAGTTACGGACACTATCAATCACATTGGTTTCTTTAACTATACCGATTCCCCTCGTGACAGTTCTTGCGTGGTTAATTTCACGGTTAAAGCTAACTCAAACAATCAAAATGTCATATTCAACACATACACCCTTACTAAGAGTGAGTATGCGGAATGGAATACTGATTTAGATTTGATAGTAGATATTAAGAACTATCTCTCCCGTAGCGGCATTCAATTAACATTCAAATAAAATAACATTAATAGACTATGTTACACCACATTAAACAGACAGCAGACGGATTCATTAGCCTATTGGGAGTATTGGGATTGTTTACTATTTCTGCCACCACAGTAGATATGACTATGAAAATTGTATCGTTTGTATTAGGTTCTATTGTGTCAGTATTAGCAGGGATTTACTACTATCAAGCCATTAAGAAAGACCGTAATAAAAAATAAAGTGTGGATAATCAAACTTATTTATGTAGTTTTGTCTATGTATATAGGTTATTTAGTAATAGAAAATAAAAAACAAATGAGCAAATTATTCAGCGTTGGACTTCAAGACTTTTTACACGGGCTTTTGATAGCCGTTATTGGTGCAGTATTAGCGGTTGTGACTAACACCTTACAAGCAGGAACATTAACCTTTGATTACAAGGCTATTGGAACGACTGCGGCTATTGCAGCACTAAGTTACATCAGTAAGAAGTTCTTAACTAATTCAGCGGGGCAAGTACTTACGAGTGAGCCTTCAAAGTAAAAAAGCAGTAATAAATAAAAACACCATTCGGCTAAGGTAAGTATCATGCTGCGGACTTAATAACCTTTAAGATACTTGTTGTGAGGGTGACACAAACTGCTTTAACATCATTGCGGCTATACTGCCCCAAGTTCGCCCTTAAATCATACGGGGCTAGTGTCCGAGACACATTCAACGCCCTCTATCCAACACAAGAACGATAGAGGGTACTTTTAAAATTAGAAAAAAATGAAAGCAGATAAAGGTTATAGTTACATTGGAATTATCATTTTATTTGGACTGATAATGTGGCATTTAACGGGTTGTATGTCCGACCGTACAGCGTTGCAAAGAGTACTCACAAAGAAACCTTTATTTGATACAACAGGCCAGATATATATGCAATTATACCCTTGCGATAATAAGGTGATAGCGCACAGTAGCGATACAAGCTATTTACACGATACTTCTATAGTTACTTGTCACGATACTATTGGCAACTACATTCACGATACAACTACTAAGATAATACGATTATATACGAAAATCCACGATAGAGATACGATAATCGACAATCAACAAATATCCATCCTCAAATCGCAAATGCAAGATAAGGACAAGCAAATAGCTATACTTAATCAAGCAGTAACAGATAGCAGACTACAAGCAGCGTCTAACGAAAAGGATGCTAGTAAGTGGGAGTTGTATTTTTGGCTACTGATTGCAGCGATAGTGTTGGCGTTGGTATTGTATATAGTTAAACCGAGATTATGACTTACAAAATAGTAATACAAGTAGGCGAAAAGAAGGTAGTCGTTGATGTTGAAAGCGATGAAGAACTAAATAGTAAAGATATTTATGTAGATAAATTATTGAAGCAAAAAAGTAAACATAACCCAAAAAGCAATGATGCCTCATTAAATTTTCTTAAAAAAATCTTTGGATTATGAGACAAGTAAACAAACAAACAATAGATTTAATAAAACACTTCGAGGGGTTTTCATCAACTGCCTATCACGATAGTATAGATGCCCCCTCGATAGACACAATCGGCTATGGTTCAACAACTTACCCCAATGGCAACAAAGTAAAAGTAGGAGACCCGGCAATTACAGAACAACAAGCAATCGAATACTTAACCTTTGAAGTCAATCAAAAAGCAGTAGCCGTTAGTCATTTAGTCACATCGCAATTAAACGATAATCAGTTCGGTGCGTTGGTGTCTTTTGCGTACAATTTAGGTGAAGGCAACTTATCCGAAAGCACTTTACTAAAGAAAGTAAACACAAACCCAAAAGACCCATCTATACAGCTAGAATTTGACAAATGGATATACTCTAACCACTTGCCCGTTAAAGGGCTAGAAACACGCCGTAGGGCTGAATGGACACTATACAATACACCATGTTAGCAGTTTACACGATACTATTTTCATTAACGCTCATAGTAGCAATATTATGGGCTAATCTTATCGACAATGCTAACCCCACCCATACGATTTGAACCGTTGAAGATAATTAATACGTTACCTAAAAAGAAGAAATGCCTAACACTACCGAAGAAAAAAGTAAGTCGCAGAAAATAAGGGAGTATCTAAAGGCTAATCCTAAAGAAATGCCTAAAGATGTTGCCCCTAAATTCGACACTAGCATTAAGTATGTGGAGAAGATGCGAAGGGAAGTTATCGGTAAGTTAGAAGAAAAACACGTTGCGCTTGCAGAGGAATGTACAAATAGCGGCGTTCCATTTGATAGCGTTAAGCACGGGTGGTATAAAGGGGAGCATTTTAGCTTATTCTTCAACAAACAAGTAACGTGGGAGGATTTAAAGGAAGAAATAATAAAAGAAGTAAAACAGTACGCTCCTAAATATCCTAACATCTTATATCCTAAATATGAAGATGCACACCTATTAGTTATAGACCCTGCCGACATCCACATAAATAAATTATGTAGTGCATTTGAGACGGGAGACGAATACAATATTGAGATAGCGGTAAGCAGGGTAAAGGAGGGAATAATGTCGCTACTAAACAAAGTACGTTTCTATAATGTAGACAAAGTGCTTTTAATTATTGGTAACGATATTCTACACACGGATAACCCACAAAGCACTACCACAGCAGGAACACGACAAGATACCCAAGTAATGTGGTATGATGCCTTTATGATAGCTAAGAAGTTAATTATTTGGGTAATAGAAACGCTTTCAACTATCGCACCCACACAAGTAGATTATAACCCGTCTAACCATGATTATATGACTGGTTTTTTATTGGCTCAAACTTTAGAAGCGTGGTTTTCAAAATGCGAACATATTACATTTAATGTCGGGATGGCACATAGGAAATATTTTGTTTATGGTGAAAACCTTATAGGCAGCACTCACGGGGATGGCGCAAAGGAAACTGATTTAGCTTTATTAATGGCACATGAAGCTGGCGAAAATTGGTATAAATGCAAACACCGTTACTACTATACGCATCATATTCACCACAAGAAAAGTAAGGATTATATGAGTGTTACTGTTGAAAGTATGCGAAGCCCTAGCGGTGCGGATAGTTGGCACTCTCGTAATGCTTTTCAATATACACCCAAAGCAATAGATTGTTTTTTACACCATCCAACACAAGGACAAATAGGGCGATTCACGCATTTATTTTAATATTTTTTTAGTATCTTTATAGCTATGGCATACGTATATAGACATATAAGACTAGATTAACTTGGAAGCATATTTAATAGATAAACATTCAGCAACCGTAAGTCACGAAGATTATTTTTTTGATTTAACTAAATTGTGAATTATGACCGAAACACAAACGGTAAGAATAGAACTACTAGCAGACGGCATTTATAAAGTCTTTGTAAAAAGCAATAACAAGCCAATAGGCATATTTATAAGCGACTTAGGCACTTACTACTATGAGCCTATTGATACTAAAGGACTATGGTCTGATTATGCATTGATTGAAATTGGTACATTATTAAAGAAAGTTAATGAATTATGACAAAATCCCAACAAATACTACAAGCAAGGGGAATTGAAGAAACTCCCGAGATAATAGAACTAATGAAGTATTGCCTTAACGTTGGCTATTCTACCTCTGTAATGGGCATCTCTACCACCACACTAGAGGACTTGCAGCGTGATTGGTTTAGCGAAGAAAAGAAGAAAGTTAGTAACTGAAACAAATACAACTATGACTAAAGCAGAAAAGCGATTAAAAAAGATAGGTTATAATCCTACGTTTATGCTTCTTGAATTAATGAAGGAGTGTATAGAAGTAGGTTATGATACTGGTGTTAAAATGTCGGCAATTTCAAAAGATAGTTTATTAAAGCAGTGGTTTGAGGATGACAATAAAAAGATAGCTAAAGAACGTGCAGAGAATTATATGAAGTTGCCGTAATATCACCCAATAATAGTAATTTTGATAATGTATTAACAAAATTACTATCAAAATTGATAATTAAATGGTTACTATTCGGAAAATATCCGAGATGCTTATTAAAATATGGCAAGTAAAATGAGCAGAATAGTCGACATAAAAAAGCCCCTGTTAAAAAACAGAGGACTTTTTGCGGCTTGATAAGACCAAACGGGTAAAACCAAGTCGGCTTAAATAAAAGACTTGACCAGTAAGCTGTTCTAATGGTAAGCTGCCAAGTACTGTTGGGGCAAATATAATCATTTATAAACTATCTTTGTAAATATGAAACAAACATTATTATTTTTCAGTTGGTTAGTGATTGTAGTCAACTCGTGGGGGCAGCATACGATACAACTTAACCATAAGTACTATACGGTGCAATTTGATACGGTGTTTTGTCAAGGGATACTAAACCACTACACTCAAACGATTACGCACCATAATAGCCCAAAATTAAAGCGTGAAGGTAGTTTATTAACCGAGTTCCATAAAGACCCGTTAATACCATCTAAATGGCAAACGGTAAGCAAGTCAGACTATGCTAATTACAATAAGCAATACAAGGGAGATAAGCATAATACTGTTGACATCGGTCATATAATCCCGTACCAATCAATGTCTTTCGATAGTATAGCAGCAGAGGAAACTATGATGTTTTCTACTAATACAGCCTTTCAAATATCGTGGTTCAATGAGCAACAATGGAAAAATATAGAAGCAATAGTATTTGATAGTATTGGCAGTAAATATGATTGTGAAGTTTACACGGGTGTATTAATCAGCACTTCGCACCCACATAAGTACAACCAAGTTTATATAGCGGATTATTATTTTAAAGTAGTCAAATTCGACCACTTTACTTTGGCGTGGTTAGGGTTAAATAGTCCTACCAATACAAGCACTAAGCCAAGTGATGCGGCTATACCTATTGATAAACTAAAAGCTATTATATTACAGTATTATCCTAGTTTACAACTGCCTTTTTAACACTCTTAAACTGAAAGCAAGCTGCATCAGTTACCTTTATTTTCAATAACCCGTTATCGGTACGATTGCTTTTTCTTACGCCGCAATATTGAATAACTTTACTATTACATTGCCAACGTTGTCTATGTTCACAATGTCTGCAAGTGTCTGTTATCAATTTTTCATCTACTTCAAATAAGTTTTGTTGTGTCATAATCTTATCAGTTTAGTTTAATAATTCAAGTAAAAAGCTATTCATCTCGTTTGTTTCTTTGAATTATTCTTTCTAATCTTTTTATTTCTTGTTTTGTGCAGTCAAGTATATTATCATCAGTACAATTCAAAAGTCGTTTTTTATACCTTTTAAGTTTGAGTTCTAATTCAAAGTCATCGTATCTTAATTGATGACCCATTAAAATTGAAATTTGTTGTTGTGGTGTCATAATGTGTAACATTTATAATATGATTTAAAGTGAATATATATTTTTGTCCTTCTATTCTTTCGCCAATGCCTACCCTTTACTACTCGTTTGAGGCGTGTAACAGCATTATTATTAACCGTTAATGCAAATCTAACATACTTCATCTTTTTACCAAATAGACGATATTCTCCATATTGGGGAATGCCGTTATGTTTGCAATATCTTATCCATACCCATTTGCCATTTCTTACTTTCCCCATTTTACTTCAATTTCTTTGTTAGTGAATAATCTGATTAATTGCTGGAGTTGGTGGAGGTATTGGAAAGTACAAACTAATTGAAATTGCTCGTGTGAATATTCGTAAGTATAAATGTATAATAAACCATCATCTTCAAAAATAGCAACTAAATCAGTATCTCTGTCAATATTGTAATAACCATCTAAAAAACCGTATCTAGTACCTCTATTTTCATTTTTAAAAATGCTTTCAATCTTCTCCATAACCTCGGGCGTAATAGGGATAGGAGTAGGAAGTCTTTCGGGGTAATCAGAAATATACACTAAGTATTCGGCGGTTACTTTAAATCTTTCACCACAAAGTCTATTCACCCAATCCCCTACCATTAAATTTAAGTTGCTCATATATTTTCAGTTTTAATGATATTGCCAAGTTTTATTATAAATACATCTACTTGCCAATTATCCGACCATTCGGGACGTGCAGAACCTATATCAATACCTTTACACTCTACTATCATTTTACGGGCGTTTTTAGCATATCCATGAGTGAAGGTGATAGTGTTAAATTCTTTGAATAATACAAAGTGTGGCTCAAATTCGCCATCTTCTGATTCGTGTGGTACTATTAATCTAGTTTCCCAATAATCCTTAACCTCCCTATACTCTTCTTTCTTTTCGCCCGATAATATCATATCGAACCATTTACCTTTAAGAGTAAGATTTAAGTTGCTCATACTATTTCTTTTTAAGTGTTATTGGTTGTGAAGAATATTCTTCCAAATCGTGTTGTTGGCAAGTTGTAGATGTAGTATTTTCTAAAGAACGCTGATAGCTTTTACTCCAAGCATCCTCCAATATCGGTGTGAGAGGGTAGGACTTATCCCTAATAGACTTTAATACCAAGTGTGCATCATAAATACCGCTTTTTGTACGTTCTATTTCATTCTCCAACCATTCCCTATCAACTACTATCAAGTTTTCGGGAAGTTGGTTGTGTGTGTTAGGTGTGTTCATAATGTACTTATTTAGGTATGTGAATAATGATAAAATAAATTTCTAATATACCAATAAAGGCAATAAATAATAAGAATAATAACTTTATAATACTAAAAACTTGCCTCATTTCTCTTCAATTTTATTGTTACACGGATACCCCAAGTTGGGTGTTTACCTAATTCCATTTAAAAGGATTTTTTATATCAACTTCTTTCAAAACACCAACAAAGCCAAACATTAAAATGCCTATAATTAAAATAAGGATTAAAGCTATGTAGCTTAGTGGGTTATAAGGGTTAATGCGATGTGCTTCAAAATATCCACGCCCTAATCTTTTTAATCCCTTTTTGTGTCTTTCTTCGTTAGATACTATCTGAATAATATGTAAACTAATTAATATCTTTCTCATTAGTATTCTGCTTTAATTGTTTCCCATAAATAATTTTCTCCATCGTGTTCTACTGTGATAGTATGTGGGTAGATAGGGAGAGTGAGTGAGGAGATAAAGTTACTAAAATCAATATGCCTATCATCAAAACCCATTCTATAAATTTCATTAACTTGCTCCCTTGTCAAATGAAACTCACCACCTACTGATTTGCGACCAGCTAGGAAACCTTCAATATTAGCTTCTCTTATACGTTGATAAAAACTACCATCACCTCTAACATAAGGATACTTTTCCTCTGCCAATTCCTCATCAGTCTTTGGCTTGCGGATAAGGGTGGAGGGGAGTTTAAGCAATCCATAATTAACAATATCATTTATATCTGTTGACGCAATTATACTCCTCCCATTATCATCGTGCATACTAGAATATAATCTAATATCATCTTGATGTGTTCTCATACTCCCATCCTTCACACTAAATATATTTGTTTGCATTTTATTGTTGTTTTAAATTGTTTTCTTCAATAAAGTTCATTAATAATTCTTCTAACTCTTTTATGTATTTTGGATTAGTATCAGCCTCAGCAGCCGCAGCATTCCCAGCAGTCCTAGCAGCCTCAGCAGCCTCAGCAGCCGCAGCATTCCCAGCAGTCCTAGCAGCCTCAGCAGCCTCAGCAGCCCAAGCAGCAGCCCAAGCAGCATTCCAAGCAGCAGCCCAAGCAGCATTCCAAGCAGCAGCCCTAGCCTCCTCTAACTCCTCTATACCTATCTCACCTGCTATGTACAACCTAGCAGCCTCAATTGATTTACGAGGCCTGTTGTCTTCAGGGTACTCCTCTTCAAAGATAGGAAGAACAACTTCTGCTATTTTAATAGCAAAATGTTGATTCTGACTATCTGTAAAAACTCTATGGCAAAAGAACCAGTACTTATCTTCAAGAGGAATATTGCTTTGCAATATATCCTTGTAGCTAACTACTTCTCTTTCTTTTGGAAAGAGACTTTCTACTTTACTTTTCTTATAGCATCCTGTATTTTCTAACAGAAAATCTAAATTGTATTCTGTTTGCATATTGCGTAAATTTTATCTGGTGAAAGATTGTATGATTGTAAGAGAGTCTGAAAGCTAAGAAAAGGGTTGCTTATATAAGACATAAGTGGGTGCTTATAGTCTCTGTATCCTGTATAACTTACATCTTCCATAGATTATATTAATTTAAGTGATTCAGTCAATCCAACTTCCAAACCTTCCTCGAAAATATCAAATGAAGATAAAAACTTTCTTGTCCCATCCTGTAATATAATAACAGACCGATAAGAGTATGTCAAAGGGTGTGTACCATTTATACCTTTAGTGTATTCTACAAAGACATTAATAGTATAAACCTCCCTGAGCCACTTCTGTAACAAGGACTGGGTGGGAGCATTCCATCTTTCTCCTTCATTAAACTCATTATTACAATCATAAATACCATCCTCTAATGAATCCGAAATCAGAAACTCCTCATGTTCTTCACAGATACCTTCATAGTTTTCACAGTAGAATTGTTCTGTAATTATGTTAAAGCCTTTTTCTTTAGCTAATTTAGCTGTTTTAAAACTTACTCTTTGTTCTTCCATAATTAGATAAATTTAATATTGCATATAAGTACACCTTCATTTGTTCTTTTGTCATTTCTTTTGTTTTAAAAGTTTAGTAATTTGTTCTTGATAACCTTCGCTTATTTCTGTACAAAGTTTCACCAATAACTTAAAATACTTTTGTTCTGTTTCGGACAAATCATCGTAGTGGTTATTGTCCATTTTTTCAAGACTATCTTTCAAGTCTGCGTATGTATTTTCGAACATACAATGTTTCATGTTAGACATTCTTCAATACTTTTTTAGTGTTATAAATCCCCTCTCTTAAATAAGTCTTATGCTTATCACTACGGGGGTGTTTGATTAATCTTTTATAGCGGTCTAATTGCATTTGCATCAGTGCCTCGCTAGTTGGTATCCCGTCACGCTTTGCGATGAAGGTGTAGATAGATTCTGCTGTCATGTCCTAACACGGTTTAATTTTATTCCACAATTCTAGTTTAGCCTCTAGTATTTCGGCAGGGGTGGCGATAGTTTCGTTATACACCATGTTTCTTTTCTTGGGGGCAATGTGGTGTACTATAACATCATAACGATATTCATTGCCTTGCCTATCGGTTGTGTAAGCAGCAAACGAATGTAAGTCTACTGTTATTGTTATCGTACCACGTTCGTCTTTAATAATTTTCTCGTGTCTCATTGTGTTTTATTTTAGTGGGTGATTAATAAAAATTTGAATACTTGGTTAAACCTTGAGATTGTACAACACCCCCCGTAATCTCTACCATCAATAGTATATTCTACTTTGCCATTTTTTTCGTAAAATCCTTGCGGAGTACCATAGTCGCTTCTTTTCATTTTTATGAATAAAGAATTACTCCCCTTATTCATATCATCGCACCAGTTCTTAAAATCTTTAAGAGACTTAACCGTAGATGGAATTTTTATTATTTCTCTTTTAGATGACATTTTTCTAGTTTTACTTGTGATTAAATCTTTACAAATTTATTTTCAAAATTTTTAATATAAACGCTACCAACAAATATTTTACTCTTTGTATTCCAATAGGTTCTAGCGTATATTTTAGCATCTGTAACTGCTGCATCTATATTAATGCCATTGCGAATAAAACTATCAGACTTTAATATAGTACCGTCTTTATTTTTTGTGTGAAGGTATATTTTGTATGTGTCCATTTTTTTTCTTTTTTAGTGTGATGATGCAAAAATAAGGGCAAATAAATTAACCACCAAACTTTTTTTAATAAATTTCTAAAAAAGATTTTTTGGTAGATTAAATATGTATGTATATATTTGCAGCGTATCAAACAAATAGATAATGGCAAAAGAAAAGATTACATTTCAGCAAGCATTAGTGAAGGCTATGGATGGCAGGACTAATAGGTGGTTAATGAATAAGTGTGGTATTCACGAAAGCGAGTTATCCCGTATAGTAAAAGGTAGGCTTGCACCAACTGACGGGCAAATAGAAAAGATTAAAGTAGTATTCCCTAATTTACAATACGATAAGTAATGGTTACTATATATACGTTATCTTATAAGGATACTAACACTCCTTTTTATGTTGGTGCTACGATGTGTTCTTTAAAGAAAAGATTTGCTGAACATTCTTGTTTTAATTTACCATATTTGAAAATAAAACGTGAAAATGTTATAATAGAGGGAATAGAAGTATGTAAACAAGATGATGCAAGAAATATTGAATTTTTTTGGATTTGCCAATTAAAAGAGTGGGGTTTTAAATTAACTAACAACATAGTAAAATCCCCTCATTATCCAATTAAATTTAAAAAAAGACATAGGCGTTGATGTTGATTCATTACTTAACAATTAAAAATAGAAAAAATGAGTACTAAAAAAGTTTTAAGATTATGGGTAAATGGGGAAGGTTATAAACCTTTCGAGTATGATACTTTTGAAGATATTAAAGATGCTTTAAAAGAAAGAAATATCAGCATTGGTTACGGTAGCATAATTGGTGACGGTAGCAGCATTGGTGACCGTAGCAGCATTGGTGACCGTAGCAGCATTGGTTACGGTAGCATAATTGGTGACGGTAGCAGCATTGGTGACCGTAGCAGCATTGGTGACCGTAGCAGCATTGGTGACGGTAGCAGCATTGGTGACGGTAGCAGCATTGGTTCACGTAGCAGCATTGGTTCACGTAGCAGCATTGGTGACGGTAGCATAA